AAGTACCTCCTCGACAAGGTCAAGCGTGAGCTCAAGAAGCAGATGACCGAGGAAGTCAGCGAAGACGCTGCGTCGGATCCTCAGCTCGCGACCTCTACCAACGAGAACATCAACAAGCAGGCTCAGCTTGTTGCCGGTACCGATGCGCTTCTTCGGATTGCGCGTTCGGATATCGAATTGCTGGATGGTCTTGCCCGACTCAAGGCAAGCCACGGCATCAAAGTTTCGAGAGATCTCTATCGAACTGTCCTTCGGGTCGGGTCTACCGATGGGCATGAGTCTCTCGAAAAGTACTTGCAGCGCTGTGCTGCGGTACTGACCCGTCAACCAACAGTGGGTGAAGCCAAGACCTTGGTTCGTCTTGGGCGGATCCTTTCACTTCGAAAGAAGACCCGGTTCTAGCCGAACCCAAGACACCAAGAAGGCTCGAAGGAGAACGTCAAAAATGGCACGTCAACGTAAGACCTGGAAGCAGGCCGAGCAGGGCAAGCAGGCTTCGCCCCCGCCCCAAATGCCGGCCGTCGATCGCACCGAGGGACCCAGCCACCCGGCCTACTACAAGGATCCGGACGCTGACCAGTACGAGAAGGGTGACACCTCGGCGTGGGCCGAGGATCCCCACAAGCCCATGGAGGAGGAGTCCCCGCCTCCCGCCATGCCCGGCAACTTCACCACGGAGGAGCCCTCCCACCCGGCTCTCTCCGATTTCCAGAAGAAGCCCGAGTCGCCCGCTGAGGCCATGGCCGAAGGCGGCGGTGGCGGCAAGAAGCAGGCTTCCCTCAAGGAGATGGCCGAGAAGCGCGCAACCCTCTGCGTGCGGATCGCTTCGGCCATGATGCCCGGCGCTGATGCTGCGGCCGTCGAGAACAAGGCTCTCGAGCTGATGGACTACGACGACGTGAAGCTTCACGCCGCTGCCGAAGTCCTCACCGCCGGTGAGGAAGAGGAGATGGAAGAAGAGGACGAGGAGATGGAGATGGAGGGCGGCAAGAAGGCCAGCCACGAGATCACCGCTCGTCTCGACCGTCTCGAGGACAGCATGGGTCGCCTGGTTCAGGCGATGACCCATTTTTTCGGCATGGAGGGGGATGAGGACGAAGGCATGAGCGACAAGGAGCTCATGGCGTACCTCATGGCCGAAGACATGGACGGCGATGGCGTCGATCAAAACGCCCCCGACTACGGCTACAGCGAAGACAAGAAGTCCGGACAGGACGAGTTCGATCGCGGCGAAGAGTCCGAGGGCACCAAGGAGTACGACGAAGAGAAGGACTCCATGATGCACTCCAAGGGCATGGATGAGGATGGCGAGGAAGAGGCCATGCTCAAGGCGATGCTCGAGGAGATGGACGAGGAGATGAAGACGGCTTCCGAGGCTGAAGAGGTCACCGAGCCTCTGGCCAAGGGCCAGACCATCCAGTCCGGTGAGGGCGGCAACGTCAACCCTGACGACTACGCTCCCACCCCGGTCGTTGCTCAGAGCGACGGTTCGGACAAGGTCGGCGACCCCACCCCGCACGGTGGCAAGCAGGCCACGGACACCGGCGCTGCCGAGAACGACATCCAGCTCACTGCTGGTGAGGACCCCATGGGTCTCGTCGAGAAGGAAGCTTCGGCCGACGATGAGCTGATGCAGCTCTACGCTGATCTCGACCTCCCCAAGTCCGCCGCCGACAAGGACGACGACGAGCACGAGGGCATGGAGGACGAGGACGAGCACGAGGGCATGGACCACGGCAAGAAGAAGGCCAAGGACCATGACGAGCACGAGGGCGAGGATCAGGACGAGGCGTCCGACGAGGACGACGACGCCAAGATGAGCGGCAAGAAGGCCGGTGAGGGCGTCAGCCTCAAGCCCCAGCAGAAGGCCGCGAGCCAGGGCGCCCAGCGCCTCGGCAACGTCAGCCAGCAGACCAAGGTCGCCGCTGACGAGATGGACCAGCTCAGCAAGCTGTGGGACTCCGCTCCCGACGTGTCGTCGGTGTTCGGAACCACCCCGACCCGCTGATTCGAAGGTGAATTCCAGGTCGAGGGGATTTTTAGTTTCCCTATAGGTCCCCTCGACCTCGGTAAAGCCCCAATACGGGGCCCCATATATGTGAATGGACGAGGTTCGGGTCGGTAACGTGAAAAGTGTCTTCGTGGTGAAGGCAGCCGGCGCGATCCCCAACTCACTCGACCAGTAAACAAGGAGCAAGAGAACAATGCCTCTGCTTGGACAGGCGAGTGGTGGGTTCACCGAGAGCAGCTCGGCTCTGCGACTTCTGCACCCCGGCATCCGGAACACCGTTGGTGTTCTGACTGCCGACGCATTCACGCAGACCAACCCGCCCATCGTCACGACCATGGGGACGATCTCCACTCAGACCAACACCGGCGTGCTCGGTGTCCTGAGCGGTTCCGTCGCCTTCACCCGTCCCGACCAAGGATCGAACTTTGTTGGCGGCCCCGTCGAACCCGGCGCGCCCGACAACATCCTGATCCGTCCTCTGGGATGTTTCATCAACACTGCCGTGGGCAACGCCTTCGAGAACCAGCCGGGACCCGCTTCCGGCAAGGGCCCCTACATGTCCGGCCAGGGCACGTACGGGAACCAGCTCTTCGAGACGCAGGCCCTCGACACTTCGGGTGCGGTCGCTGCCGGCGACGACCTGATCTACACCGCTGGTCAGGAGCTCGTCGCCTCGCGCAACGGTTACCTGATGATGCGTGTCACCACTCAGACTGGTGCCGCTGTGTCCCTGGACACCGCGACCATCACGTCCGAGGTGGCCAACGGCCAGACGGCCTCCACCCTCATCGGCGTTCTGAAGATGCCGCCCGACTCGGAGCAGTTCGAGTTGGTGTACGACCAGCGCGTCTAGGAAAGGAGAAAAGAAGATGCCTCAAGGTGTTTCCAACGCTGTCAAGCAGAAGCTGATCTCCGAGTACATCAAGACCCCGACCGGTCGTGCCAAGCTCGCAGCTTCTCTCACCCAACCCCTTCGTACTCGCCGGGACTACACCTCGGTTGGCCGCAAGACCTTCTTGGTCGAGCAGCTTCCCGATGGTGCCCTGCCGATCTACGACAAGGACCCCGATGTCACCGCGTACGTGGTCGGCGAAGAGGGCGAGAACATCATCGCCGTCACCAAGCCGCGCCGCGTGATCTTCCCGCTGTTCGAGATTGCCTCGAACCCGGAGATCCCGCTGACCCAGATCAAGGAGCGTCGTTTCGATCTCATCGAGCGTGCTCAGGACCTGGCTCGGGCGCAGATTCAGGCTGCCGAGGACGAGCGTGTCTTCGCGGTTCTGGATGCCATCGCCACCAACGGGTTCGACTCGATCCCCGGTGGAACCAACCCGGACATCCCCGTGGTCGCTCCGATCTCGGGTGCGGTTCTGGCTGATGCCTTCGCGCTCATCGAGCGCCACGACCTCCGGGTCGCGCGCGTGTACATGAACGCTCGGGACTACGCCGACATCCGCAAGTTCGGTCGCGACATCCTGGACATCGAGTCGCAGGCCACCCTGCTCAAGACCGGTCTCCAGGCCACCCTCTGGGGTGCTCAGGTCATCACCAGCCGTATCGTGCCCGCCGGCACGGTGTACGTGTGTTGCGAGCCGGAAATGTTCGGAAGGATCCCGGTCCGCACGGAGCTCACCGTCCTCTCGGCGGATGATCCGAAGGCTCGAACCATTGGTTTCAGTGTTTTTGAAAATCTCGGTATTGGCGCGTACAACCCTCGCGGGTTGACGCGCCTGACGGTCACTCGCTAGGGATAGCGGTTGATCTGAGAAAGCCACTCCGGTTCGCCGGGGTGGCTTTTTCTATGCCTACAGTCGGGTTCGTCCGATTGTCTAGCTTTTTGGGAGTGTCTTTGGTAGGATCCCGAAGATGGTCATCAAGTACGGAGCACTCACCAAGGCTCTCGATGAGACGAAACTGCGGCGCCTCTACGAAGACGAGCTGCTGACCGACGCCGAGATTGCGACAACGGTGGCAACGGAGCTCGGGCTCGAGGAGACATTCAGCGATGCCGCTGTAGCCCGTCTCAGGAAGCGGTGGGGGATTGCCACCCTCACCATTCGACAACGCCGTGAGCGTCGTGAGGGACGAACAGGGCCTTTTCTGGACGACCTGACGCCTGCCAAACTCCGGGACTACTACAGCCAGATGGGAGAGCGGCAGATCGCCAAGATGTTTGGCGTCAAGAAGCCTGCGATTCAGCGTCTTCGTCAGCAGTGGGGGATCGAGCCGATCTCCAAGACAGAGCGCACGACATCAGTGGTCAAGCTGACCGAGGAGCAGAAGGAGGTCATCATCGGCTGTATGCTCGGCGACGGGCACCTTCTCGAGCGTGGCGTGTTCAAGGTCAGTCATGCCTACCATCAGTACGAGTATCTGAAACGAGTGCGTGAGCTCTTGGCCCCCATCGCCACTCCTATGGGTTACGAGGAGAAGGAGATGTCGGAGTCCGGAGAGGTTCGTGCGGCTTTTTCATTCCGCACGGCACAGCATGTGTGGCTCAAGGCGATGCGGAAACTGTTCTACCCCAAAGGCAAACGACAGTTCCCGCCCTCGTTGCTCGAGACGCTGTCTGAACGATCGTTGGCGTTCTGGTACTTCGATGATGGCACGCTCTACGACGGCAACCTCCCGGCGTTTGCGTTGGGAGACGTCGACGATGCCACGGTCGAACATACCCTGCGGGCTTTTCGAGATCGGTTTGGGTTCAACGCGTACCTGTCTCCGCGAACAACTGCTACCTGTAAAATCGTGTCGTTGCGCAGCGTGTCGGCGGGGGCTTTGTTTGAGATCGTCGCTCCGTATGCGACGCCGGACATGCTCCACAAGTTGCCGGAACGGTACTGGCCCAAGAGTGTGAGGCCGTTGCCGAAAGTCCAGACCAGCGAACGAGCACCATTGCCGAAAGACCTTCGGAACCAATTGAAAGCAGGGGCGAATCAAGACGAGCTCGTGGAGAAGGTGTTTGCGTTCTGGCGTCAAGCTGGGTTCCCTTTCCATGTCGCCCGTCCCGAAGATTTGCAGACGCTGGCCCGGCTCGAACTTGATCATGTTCTTCAAAAGGGGGTGCTCAAAGCACGGCAGGTGGGACAGTCGAGCTGCCAGGCATTTATGCCGCACATCTGGGAGGCCCGGAACGCGGATCATGGGCGCTCCCCGAAAGACTTGTTCGACGACGATGGTTATTTGCGTCTCGCCATCGAGAAGATGTTGAAAAACGGAAGGGTACCTAACGCAGCAGAGGTGCGACATGCCATGCGGTACAAATTGACGGGTGTCTACAACTTCCGTCCGTCTGTGGCGAAGGTGCTCGTCGATCGGTATTGCCGTGAGGGAGGGACTGTCTACGATCCGTGCGGAGGGTGGGGAGGCAGGCTGCTTGGTGTACTGACTTCTTCGGCTCGAGCGAAATACATCGCCTGCGAGCCCAGCACGAAATCGTTCCGAGGGCTTCATGAATTGGCACAGTGGGTCGACCATTACGTGCCCGGTGCGCAAGAGCGCGTGGAGCTCAACTGTGTGCCGGCAGAGGAATTTGAGCCCCCGCCTGGGGTGGACATGGTGATCACCTCTCCTCCTTACTGGAAGCAAGAACACTATGCTGATGAGGACACGCAGTCGAGCGCACGGTATGGCACCTACGATGAGTGGCTCGAAGGGTTCTGGAAAGTGGTCGTGGGTCGGGCAGTTCGTTCGCTGGCCCCCGGTGGCTGGCTTGTTCTGAATGTGGACGACTTCATCTACCGTGGCGTCAAGTACAACCTCGTAGAAGATACTGTTGCGATCTGTGTCGAGCTCGGGCTGGGGCAGCCGGAACGTTTCCAGTACGCGATGCCGTCGCCCGTGAAGAAAGACAACCATGAGTGGGTCCTCGTGTGGTGTCGGCGTGGGGCTGTTGCTGAGACATATGAAGAGCGTCCGGCATTGGAAGTTCAGATGTCTTTGCCGCAACGCCCGGTACGGGAGATCGTGAAAGAGTGCGAGGAGTGTGGCCGCAAGTTCCACGCGAGTCGGAGCAGTCGGCGGTTCTGTGGGAACACGTGCGGCGCTCGAAGCCGGAGGCGCAAGGACACGCGTCCTCGTAAAGAGCATCGTACGTTCACCTGTCAGAACGAGTCTTGCGGCATCGAGTTCAAGGTTCCGTTGACAGGCGGGCGCCCCAAATACTGTCCGAAGTGTCGAGCTGAGCGGATGGAGACGGAGGAGTTGCAGCGTCGAACCAAGTGCTGTGCGTACCGCCACTGTGGTCGTGAGTTTGTTGACTACAGCAAACAGAACAGTGGGAAGTTCTGCCATGTCGAGCACCGGCGCCGGGAGAAACTGCTGCGTCGCGGGGAGGTGGGATCTGTCCGAGATTTCCGTAAACCGGACCCAGTGCTCGACGAGTAAACCGTAGGAGGATCGCGGGCCACGAACGTAAAAAAATGGGGCGTCC